ATACAACATTCGTAAAGTAGATGACACTCACTATGTTATCGAAATGGCTGTTGCTGGTTTCGCTGAATCAGAAATTGAAATCGAAATCGATGGTGGTCGTCTAGTTGTTAAAGGTAATGTCAATGCTGAAAACGAAACTGCGCAAGACTACCTATTCAAAGGTATCGCTACTCGTGCGTTCACTCGTACATTCGCATTGAATGATCAAGTTGAAGTTAATAATGCAGAACTATTCAATGGCATGTTGAAGATCGCTCTTGAGCGTATCATTCCTGAGTCAAAGAAGCCAAAGAAAATCGCTGTGAAATCTGGTAAGGGTAAACAACTTTTAACAGAGGACGCATATGACAAAGCTGCTGAAAAACTTTAAGCACATTATTGTTGGTCTTTCAGAAGGTCTTCAGGCATTCAGAACTTACAAAAGAGGTAAGGTAAAATGAATAACTGGATCCCAATGACAGACGATGACTGGGATTGGGTGAATGGTAAAGTTCCACCAAATCCAAATAATAAAACAAAGTGAGAGTACTATGACAACACTAAAAAATCTTGAGAGTGCATTGGCTGGCGAATCAATGGCTCATATCAAATATCGCTATTTCGCTAAGATCGCTCGTGAAGAAGGTTTTGAAGATGTTGCTAAGCACTTCGAACACACTGCTGATCAAGAGATTAAACACGCATGGGGTCATCTTGAATTGTTAATCGGTAAGCCATCCACAAAGGAATGTCTACAGAAAGCAATTGATGGTGAAACATACGAGTTTACAGAGATGTATCCTAAGTTTGAAACTGAAGCACAATTAGAACAGAATCCTCTAGCGAAAAAAGAATTCGCTGAACAGATCTCTGAATCTAAAGAACACGCTGAACAGTTTCAAGCAATTCTAGCAAAAGCAGAAAAGCGTTTCAATGCTTTGAAGAAAGTAGAAGAACGTCATGCTAATGCTTATAAGAAGGTAATGGAGGCATTATGAATCAAGATCACGTATGCGTAGTCTGCGGACATATACATGACGAAGCAACCGAAGGTAAGTGGGAAGATCTTCCAGCTGACTTTGAATGCCCTGAATGTGGTGTCGGTAAAGACGAATATGAAACTTTATAATCAGTCATAACAGTTAGGGGGACTTCGGTTCCCCTAAATACTTGTTATGATGAAAGCAAAAATATCCCCTAATCTAATTTCTTTTGTTACGATACGACGTGGGGATTGGATCATGAAAATTTCAGTGTTTAAAAATAAACATGTTTTATTAGTTGCTCAAAATTACTTTGCAAATGATCAAATAATTATTAAACAATTTAATCATCATGATGAAGCAGCACAATTTATTGAAACTCTAATAAGTGAGGAATAGAATGACAAATGTCAAAGTATTTAAAATGATCAACGGTGAAGAGATTATCTCCGAAGTTGTTGTAGAAAACGCTGAAACATATGGTTTGAAAAACCCAGCAACAATTATGTTACAACCAACAGCTGGTGGACAAATGGGAGTTGGTATTGCCCCATATATGCCTTATGCTGGAGAAAATGTATCCTTACGCAAAAATGCTGTTGCAGCAGAGGGTATCCCAGAACAAAGAATGATAGACGAATACAACAGGATTTTCGGCTCGGGAATCGAGATAGCCCCAGCCAGTGTCCTTGCGGGACTAAAATAACCCCTAAAACCCCTGTAGATACAGGGGTTTTTTTCAAGAAAACACTTTACTTTAATTCAAGAATATGGTATAATATAGTTATAGAAAATTGAAAAGGAGTTATATATTATGGGTCTCGATATGTATGCATTCACCGTCGCTAAAGGTCAACAACTTGGTGAGGGTGTTCAAACCACTGAATTGGCTTACTGGCGCAAGTTTAATGCACTCCACGGTTGGATGGAAGATCTCTATCGCAACAAAGGTGGTGCCGCAGAATCATTCAATTGTATTCCCGTTCATCTAACCGAAGAAGACCTTGATAGTCTTCAGGGTACAGTTGCAGCTGGCATGTTGCGACCACGTGAAGGATTCTTCTTTGGTGCCCAACAAATCTACCCAGAAGACATTGAGGAAACCCTCACATTCATCAAGAATGCTCGTGAGGCAATCGCTGACGGCAAAGATGTTTATTACGACAGCTGGTGGTAATCATGATTCTCATGAAAGAAACCACTGTTTGGAAAGACGTTACACGTCAACCGAACCATACCTATCTTGCAGATGAGAACAAACGCAAGATCTATGGTTACTTCAAGTGGCATAACCCTCAAGATTTTGAGATGTTGAAGAAGCCAATGACTATCGATACTCGGTATCGCACGTTCAAAGTTATCAAAACAAATTTGACTTTTAAAGCTGTTTGAGGTATAATTATATTATGACAAATCTAAATGACTTTTTTGAGAGCCTAGCGAGCAATGCATCTCGCAACTTCAAAATTGAGCAACTAACTTTACATCGCAATAACGAAGTGTTGCGTGAGGTTGTTCGCTTGGCTCTCGATCCCTTCACTCAATTTTACATTCGTAAGATTCCCAAGTACGAACCACGCACTGAGCCAACCAACGTGACGTTGAAGTTTGCTCTTGATTCTTTGTATGATTTGTCCTCACGACAAGTTACAGGAAATGCTGGTATTGCTCACTTGAAGGGTATGCTAGAAGTTTTGTCAGCCGATGACGCTAAAGTTATCGAACGTATTATTCAGAAAGATTTAAAATGTGGGGTTCAGGTATCAACCGCAAACGCAGTGTGGACTGGCTTGGTTCACGAATATCCAGTAATGTTGTGCAGTCAGTTCGAGCAGAAACTGGTGGACAAGGTAAAGTTCCCAGCACTCGTTCAAACCAAAATGGATGGAATGCGATTCAACGCAATTGTTCAGGATGGCAAGGTAGAATATCGTTCACGCAATGGCAAAGAGATTCAACTACTAGGAAATCTTGATGCTGACTTTATTAAAATGGCTGGCGATGTTAACTGCGTATTTGATGGCGAGTTATTGGTTGTCAACGAAAGTGGCGTCCTCGATCGCCAAACTGGTAATGGGATATTGAATAAAGCAAACAAGGGTACAATTTCAGCTACTGAGGCATCGATGGTTCGTGCTACTATCTGGGATGTTATTCCTTATTTGTATTTTATAGATGGTGAATGTCCAACACCATATGGTAAACGTATGGATTCGTTGAACATTCTTATTGATAAACATAAACCTGCAAAGGTTAAACTGGTTGACTCTTGGGAAGTTGATACTTACGAAGAAGCGAAAACTCTCTTTGAAGGATTGCTTGCTGAAGGTCAAGAAGGTATCATTCTGAAAGATAAGAGTGGTATCTGGGAAGACAAACGTGCCAAACATCAAATCAAATTCAAAGGTGAACTTGAATGTGACCTTAAGATTGTTGCCGTTGAACAAGGAACAGGTAAGTATGAAGGATTGTTAGGTGCTATTGTTTGCGAATCTGCAGACGGCATTGTTAAAGTTAATGTTGGGAGTGGATTCAATGATGAACATCGTAAGACGCTTAAAGAGAAGGATCTTCTGGGCAAGATTGTCGCTGTCAAGTACAATGCTCGTATTAAAAACAAATCTGGTGACGAAAGTTTGTTTCTCCCCATATTTGTCGAAGTCCGTGAAGACAAAGATATCGCGGATGCTTCTAAGGACATCAAATGAGCATCTTAGAGACAATCGTAAAACCAAAAAGATATTTTAGTGTTGCATCTAAAAAAGATATTGAGATGTACAGAAACTTTTTGGAGAGAGGCACTTGGGGTCATGACGGTTGTCCATTTGCTTTGGAATATCCATACTTGACTATTCCAGATATGATTAAAGATAAGTTAATCCATAAGTTTTTGAAAGTGGAAAAAAGAATATGGCCAAGAAATTAAATAAGTTGTATGTTTTAGTTGGAGTTCCTGGCTCTGGTAAGTCCACATGGATTAAAAATCAAAAGTGGACTGACAATTGCGTTATTGTTTCTACTGATGAGTTTGTAGAAGACTATGCGAAAGAATGCGGTCAAACCTATTCAGAAGTTTTTAGTGATTATATGCCAACTGCTGTTAAGTTGATGGCTGATAAAGTTGTTCGTGCACGTGATGCGGGTAAAGATATTATATGGGATCAAACATCAACTACTATAAAATCACGTGAACGTAAGTTCAATATGTTACCAGAGTATCATAAAATTGCAGTCGTGTTTAGAACACCTGATGAAGAAGAATTGATTAAGCGATTGAATAGTCGTCCTGGAAAAGAAATTCCAAAAGATGTTATCTCTAATATGGTTGATAACTGGGAAGAACCTACCCTTGAAGAAGGTTTCCATGAAATTTGGTATGCGGAGTAAATTATGAGAAAAGAACTTGATGAAGCACTATGCTCAAAGTATCCTCTGATTTTTCAAGATCGTAATGCGGATATGAGAACTACTGCAATGTGCTGGGGGTTTGAATGTGGTGATGGTTGGTATAATTTAATTGACGTTTTATGTAGCAAACTATATGCTCATTACAGTCAAGCGAACAATCGTTATCAACATCTGTTAGAAGTTGGCGTTGGGAATACTCTTTATGGAACTAAGGTAGTGACCCAAGAAATGCTTGATGAAGCCAAAGAAAAAATGGAACATGAACGTGGTCATGTTCCAGTTGCTGCTCAAGTCAAAGAAAAGTTTGGTGGTCTACGTTTTTATGTACAAGGTGCTATCGATGAGCACTATCACTATATCAGTTTCGCAGAGTCAATGAGTTATCATACTTGCGAAGTTTGCGGTGCTCCAGGAAAACGATGGACTGATGGTTGGCATAAAACCCTATGCGATATCCATGCAGAGATGGAAGGTCGCTCAGAAGAATATGCTGACGAAGGAGATGAATAATGTTTTATGGTAAAGAATCTATTCAAGAACAATTTGCCTTAGTTAAAGATAAACTATCACAACAAGAATTGTTTATCTTTATACCAATGCCTGAGTATAAACTAAACGAACGCTGGACTGATGAGTTTCGTATTCGTGATGGTCATACTAAATTAGCAGATGGTTCATGGGTCACTGTTGTTAAAATGACTAACTACCTTGACAAACTTCAGAAAAATACTGAAGAACTATACGATAATAATCAAAAATGTTATCGTGAATTACAAACTCTGAAACAACAAAGAACTGAAATGGAATTTGGTCTGCGTCATGCGCAGAAATCGCTACACAAAGCACTCGCTATTAAAGGAGAAAATGATGAGTGAATATACTCCTGACGTTTGGGTTATGTTAAAGTTTGATAACAGTAAAACTGTTGTCTATAAAA